CTTATACCCTTGAGCCTTGAGGTAATCATCTCAAGGATCGGCGCGGTGTTTCTGGCCAGCGACACGCCAAGCGCGCTCCACGTAAGCCCGAGGTCTGTAAGGTTGTCGTTCACACGCTCGATTGCCGTCGCGTCAATACTGGAGAACTCGGCCCCAGTCCGGCCGAGTGCGTCGCCCATCACCCCTATAGCCTTGCTGCCCCTCTGGGCAACCTGCACAATGCGCACGCCCTCCGAATCCCAGAGCTTCATAGAGAGACGAACCCGATCGCCCTGGTTCGCAACCCCCTTCATGGCATCCGATATGCGAAGAAATGCCTTATACGGCCCCATCAGCGCCAATTTCTTTGCGTCAAGGCCAAGCTCTTTAATGGCGTCGCGTGCTTCACCCGTGCCCTGCGCCGCCTCTGAAATGCGCCGCACCATGCGCTGCAAGCCCATTTCCAGCACGCGCGAGTCAACGCCGCTAAGCTTGGCGGCGTGCCGCAGCCTCAACAGTTCCTCGGTCGCAATACCCAGCCGCTGCGACATCTTTGCCGTGGCGTCCATGGTGGCGTATGCGCGCTTGGTCAGGTAGGCCATTCCGGCCGCTGCGGCGGCCGCGGCCACGGCGCCAAACTTGGCGATGCGCATTGCAGCAATTGATGCGGACTTAGAAAACTTGCGCAAGCGCGTAATCGCCTTGCCCATCCGCGACGTGAACGCCGCGGTGTTCGCAGTCAGCTTAACGGCAAGTTTATGTATCGTCGTCGCCATTAATCAGCACCCCGCCAAGCACAGCTTGCAGGCTTCTCACTTTCGCGGCCAGCGCTTCGGCCTTGTCCTCGTCCGATTCCTCTTCCTTGAACAGCAGGAAATCGGTCAGCGATGGTGGAGTCGCACCCTTCGCAGTCCACACGCTGGCAAGCGTCTGGCACACGCGCGCGGCCTGCAAGTCTCCCCGCTCTGGTCCAAACGGCGCCAGGCTGTAGAATGCAAGCCACTCTCTGAACTCCCGCTCCGTCAGTGTTGCCCGCAATTCGGCAACCGTCTTGCCCAGCGCCAGTGCTAGGACAAACCAGAATCGTCGGCGCTGGTCGCTTCTGAGTTTTTTGCCGTCTCCTCGAGGTCGCCAAGCTCGTTCATCGCCGTGGCGGCTTCCACCAGTCGCCCGAAGCGCCTGGCCGGCATCGCGGCAACAACGGCAACGTCGCCGTCGCCGTACAGCCTCTCACCGGACTTGTTGCAGATGCAGCGAGTCAGCAGGGCCGCCGTCACCTTGATTGGCTTGTCCTTGTACTTCTCAGACAGCTCCTCGAAGATAGACGCGCCCACCTCCTTCAGCCACACGCCGCCATCGACGCCGGTATCAGACAGGTCGACATACTCTAGCGTTCCACTCGCCGATTCCAGTTGTTCGCGCGTCAGCGCCTTGTCGCTCACAAATCACCTATCACTTTTTCGGAGTTCCAGTCACCTTGATCGAACCAGTGGCGGAATGCTTCGAGTCGATGTCGCCCGAGGCCGACCACCCGTTTGCAATACCAAAGAACGACCACGTAGTCGGCGACGTTCCGTCAGTACACGTAATGCAGAAGCACGGAGTGGTCGTCGCCGTTACGGCGTCATACGCCAGCGCCGAAAAGATCGTCTGCGTCGTACTGCCCGGCAGGAAGTTCGCATTGAACGTGATAGTCCCACCGTCAATAAGTCCACGCCGAAACTCCCGACAGTCCGCATCAGAACTCGTGTGCGTTACGTCAATCACGTCGCGCGTGATGTTCGGCCCGTCGATGCTCGTGATTTCCGCAATGGTCGTGAAACTGGTCACCACGGTCGCACCGGACGTGTCAACACTCAGCAGCGCACCCTTAAACGGCCTACCACTTCCCGCAGCCATAATCTATACCCCCAACTAACTCGGCTTCGTTACGTCGTGCCAAACGGCGAATTCAAACTGCACCCCAAAGCGAAAGCTCTCGCCGCCCTCAATTTCCAACTCCATCACGTCGCTCTCGCCCTCTAGTTTCATCGCCGTGATGGTTTTCGTGCCCACAGTCCCCGCGTAGTCCTGCAACGCCTTGCGTACCCCGTCGCTCAGCGTCTTTGCGCCAGCGTAGGTCGATGCCCAACAGTTTACCTGCACAAGCGCCATCGCCTGACCGCTACATCCATCCGTCGAATGCACATGGTCAGTGGCGACCCGGTAATACGTTACAAACGGCAGGCTCTTGTCCTGCATTGCCGCCCACGGCCCGCATCGCGTTCCGATGAGCGCCTTGACGGTGGCATTCTCGACCAACACGTAGCGGATTACCCGTTCCACCTACGCCACCTTACGCCTTGCTACTTGGTTAATGGCCTCTGCCAGGTTCCGGCGAATCATGCTCAGCGCCTCGTACCTGTGCTGAATGAACGCCGGACGAATAAAGGGGTGGGGCGGCATGACCCCGGTGTAACCGCCCCTTACCCCAAGGCGCTTAGCCAGTTTCGCGGCCACCTTGCTCGTTCCCGCCTCCTTTGGATTGCGATACCGGGGCGCAGTGCCATACTCCACAAGGTGCGCGTGATACCCCATCCACTTACCCAGCCTCGGCCCCACAACCCCCACAGTCGTCTTGCTGCGCTTGTAATACTTGAACTTCCGGCCTATGGAGCGGCGCAGGCGCTTGTATACCTTGCCCTTGCCCTTGACAGTGTGTGGCCCGGTAGCATTCGGTACGCCGCGCTTCATCGCCATCATCATGGGCTTGGTTGCCTGCGAGATGGCTTTGCGCGTCATCTTCCTGGCCAGCTTCTCGCCGGCGAGCGCGTGCAGTGTTTTCTCCAGGTCGGCAAAGCCCTCCACGGTGATTGCCGAGCCGTGGAATCCAAGCTCTGACATTGACAATGCCACCGCTACACCGCCTCCTTACAGAGCAGTTCCATCTCGATACCGCGCTCTTCCACGTCGACCACCGACAACACGTGCAAGTCGCGGCTGTCGTGCGTCACAGTCCACTTCGGATGAACCCCGTCGTGGAACCGAATACGCACCCGGTGCGTCACATCCGCCTGCACCTGCTGGGCAAGTAGCAGTTCCCGCCCACTCAGCGGCTCCACACTGCCCCACACGGTCGCCTGCGTGGTGGCAGCGGTGATATCCTGCCCGTATGAGTCTGGCGTTACGGAACGGCTCTTCAGTGTCAGTCTGTGCCGTAGTTGCCCCGCTCGCATTCGGGTACCACCCTCTCCCACCATTCAGCAATAGACGAGACTACAGGGTCCATGTTGTGGTCAAACTCCAGAACCATTAGTTGCAGGTGCCCGATCCGCACATCGGTGTCGACGTATAGCGTGTTGCCCGCAGCCTTCCACTTGTTCCAGAAGTCAATATCCGCGTCAATCTTCCCCTTTGTTCTCCACGTCCCGTCCTCAGCCGCGTGCGACTGGAACCACGGCTTCGGCATCCTGCGCAGCGCGTCAGTCCGCAGCAAGGTCAAGCCGAAATGAGCCGTGTCCACCTTTATCCATCCGCTCTCAACAACCTCGACCGCACGGCCGTCGATGGTCATGAGCTTCGAGTTGCTGAACCGCCGACACTGCAACGGAGCAAGCGCATCCATGTCGGGGTGCTCGCGGAACGTCACAAGCAGGTGGTTTAGGTCTTCATAGGTGAACATGGTGTCGTAGTCCACCACGAGCACCCAGTCGAAGCCGTCCCGCACGCAGTCCTCGAGCACGTTCTGCAAGCATTGGTCCCAGTAGGCGCCGGTCGCCCGCCGGATGGGAATGCGGAACTTCTGAAGCGCGTTGAACAGCGTGCCCCAGTGGTCGTTGAACCCCACGCGCGGGATGGACGTTACGGCACAGATGCGCACGCTGGAAACCTCATCGGCGCCGAGTACCGGCTTAACGCCTTCGAGGTTCAGGCTCACGGCATGCGCCGACAAGTCCTTGCCGTCGCTTTCCCACTGCTGAATACCGATAAACCCAACCTTGCGCATCACCTCGCGCAGACTGGCTTCGGTAAACACCGACTTGTGAAAGTCGTCCTCGTCTACTTGCCCGCCCATCAGGTGCAGTGGCCAGTCCCGGTCGGAGCCCCGCTCGCCCAGTATCTTGTCAAAGCTCGGCACAGAAACTCGCAGCCGGCAGCCGGGCTTCAACACGCGGAACCATTCGGCCAGCGCCTTCGGAACATCCTCAAACCCGAAATGCTCCAGCACGTGTACCGCGCGAACCTCGTCAACCGAAGCGTCGTCATACGAAAGAGGGAACGCCTCGCTGCCGTTCTTGCGGTCAATGGCCGTCCACCCGTCCAGCTCTATATCCCCGGCACCGATGTTCAGCTTGGTTGCCATGCTAAAACTGCGGTATCCTGTCCACGTGTATCAGCGCCTTCAATGACGCCTCCAGTTCGCCCATCTTGCCTTGCGCGTACGGCTCCCGGTTCTCATACCAGTGCCCCACGAGCAGGTACATCGCCTGCTTGTACTCTTCCGGCACGGCGTCTGCGTCGTCGTATCCGGCCGTATACTCGACAGTAATGCACCCGAGGTCGCCGCGCGTGCTTGGATACGAATACCCAACCGCAGGCGTGATGCGCCCCGGCTCGCTGTTTGAATCAGTCTGGTACTCGTCACTGCTCCAAGTAGTCGAGTCGCCAGCGGTATCGACGTACTTAATAGACGAGACGGCGCGGAGAGGTGGCCGCGGCAGCTCTATGATAGTTGGCCACTCATCGAGGATAAGTTGCCATGTAGCAGGCATAAACTGGCGCCGCGTCCACTTCTCCACCATCCGTCTAGCGCGAGTAATCAGGTAGCCGATTAGCGTGTCGTCAGCCGACGTGCTGATCCGGCTGAACGACTTAACCAATACCGCCGTAATCGGCTCCGACTCCGGTGCAGTTTTGAGCACTAGTGCCATTGGCTATTCGCCTGAAAGTTTCTTCCGCGGCCTGCCAGGCCCGCGCTTGGCCGTAGTCTCGGGCGCATCGGCCATGGCCGCTGTTTCAACGACGGCCTCACGAGCCTCCCGGCCTTTGACCTCGTCCGCGTAACCTGCCGCGCAAAGTTCGCGCGCGACCGCAGCGGGCAAGCTAACCACCTGCCCGGGCTTACCGGTCCCCCAAGGTCCGGCCATCGTCGTTCTCATCTTCACAACGGCATTCGATGACATCATCTCCCTTTCGGCTTGTTACTGGCTGGTGCCGCCACACTCGGCCCGTCGATAACGTCGACCAAGTCGGCAGTCACCAGCGCCCGCCCGATACCCTCGGGCACTTCGAGTTCATCCCCCGGCTGGGCGGGCTTCGTGCCAGGCTTCCAGCCGATGGGAAATGCTTTGCGAGCCCTTACCCAAGTCATACGATCACCACCTTAAACGTGCCCGCCTTCGTATCACCGCCCTGCGCGATCACAATCTTGATGCGCTCCCCGCAGGCATAAATCGGCGCCTCCACCGGCTCGCCGGCTGCGGCGTACAGTGACGCCGCGCCAGTGGCATCATGCGTCGGCTGCCGCGGGCAGACTGTCTCCGAAGCGTTGATGTTCGTATCAACCCACAAGTTCTGCTCGGTGTCCTCCGTCGTGATGGTGAAGTCCACGCCGTTTGCGTAATCGTCTTTCACGTACTTGATGGTAGACACCTCGCCGCGCACCACGCCCGTATAGGATGTGGCGGCGCCGCTGGTGTTCGTCGTGATAGTGACCGATTCAACTACCGGATACGACATTGGCCACCCCCTTTACCGCAACTGCACGCACTTTATGTAGTCCACGCTCAGCGTCTCGGCACCACCAGACGGCCCGGCCTTGACGCCGGCCACCAGGTGCATCTCCTCCAGGCCTGATAGCGTGATGTTCTGCGCCGTCCCGGCCGTCATCGCCTGCGTGCCAGCGACGTTGTAATAAGGCGTAATCGTGCTAGTCGTCGCCGTCCCGTCGAAATAGAAGCCAACCTTTGTCCACGTGTCTGTTACAAAGGTGGCCATGGCCGCAGTCGTAGCCTGTGTGGCTGCGTTCGACGTTTCAAAGTCGATAGTCATGGTGCCCTCATCCTTCCAGATGAGCGCACCGTCGTAACTGGCCAGTGGGCCGGCGGCGTTCGCCTGCAATCCGCCAGTGGTCAACGTGTCAGTCAGGCCGAACCACCATGCGGATTCGTTCGTCGCAGCCTCGGCCAGCTTGAACCGCGCCTCAAACCACAGCTTCTTGCCAGAAGCGAAGAGCCAGTGCTCGCCAAGCGAGTCGATTGCGTGGTGGTCATTGTCGGCAGCGGCAGTGACAATCGTGCCGACGCCGTTCGCCGCGTCCGTCAGCGCGTTTGTGCCCGTGCCGCCGTCATCCGTCTCGTGCCACACCAGGTTGGCGTCAGTCGGCGCCTGGTGGAAGTCGTCGAAGAACTCGTGAACCAGAGCGTGGTAGTTCGGGTCGGCCGGACTGGGAGCCCCGGCCCATAGCCCACTTGATGGACCGCCCTCTAGGTATGTGCCATTCCAGGCGAGGCACACATCGTCGCCAGTGCCGAAACGGATTTCTCCATCATCGGCAGCGTGGAGTATGTTGCCACCCTGCGCCCGATAGATTTTCGGCTGATAGCTAGAGTTAGACATTTTCGTCTCCCGTTGGTTGCCCCGGAGGGGGCGGGCTTACACCCGCCCCACCCCGAGTAGTCATTTAAGACACGGTTGCTACTTCGTACCCTCGGCGGGCGTGTCGTGATGCTCGCCGTGGATGGTCCCGGCAGTCGTGTTGTCAACCGGCATTTTCTTGGCCCCATACTGGAGCGCCCAAATTCCGCCACACGTCGTCGACGTGCCGCGGTCTGCGACACATCGCAAATACTGCTCAAGCGGCCGCGAGATTTCGAGCCACTGGTCCTCGTCGGAAGACCCGGCGCCAACAGAGGTTGACGCAAGGTCGTTAAAGGCCGAGTCGTCGCTTGACGTTTCCGCGTGAAGGACGTTGTTGGCCGCAGCCGTCCCGTAGGACGCGAAGAAAATCACGCCCTCGTAGTTCGCCATGTTGACGCTCGAACTCTCTACGGCAGTCGTCTCGGCGGTGTCGCCGTCGCTCACCTTCGTCAGAAGGCACTTGCCCATCATGGTCGTTGCCATGCCCAGTTCTCCTTACCCAAGGGTTACGCGCACAAACGCCTCTTCCAGAACCGGCATACCGTCGCACTCGGCGCGACCGATGAATTCGATCTGGTTCGTCTCGGCGTGCAGTTCGACAAGCCGCTGAATTCGCAGCGTCAACGCATCAACGATGTAATAGAACGAGAAGTCGCCGAGCATGCCCACGTACAACCCCGTGGTGAACGTGTTGGGCGCCTGCTCGGACATGACAACCGGGAAGTCGAGAATCTTCGCGGGTTGCCCGGCCTGGAGGCCCGGCTGCCAGAGATACTGGCCATTGCCGTCCTTCAACTTGCGGATCATCTTCACCGCGTCACGGTGGAAAATCCACCGAGCCTTGGGCCAGTATTGCGGCTTCAGCGTGTACGCACACTCGTGCAAGTTGTCCGCCGTGATCGTCGTGTCGGTGTTGTCCGTGGAAACGTCCCGGCTAGTGCTGATGCCAGAGTCATGCGCCGTAAACAGACCAAGCGGCTGATGCGCGCCGGTGCCTGTCATGAACGCGGCCTCTTCGGTGTACGCGAACTTGTAGCCGAGCCGCTGAACGATCAGCGAGTCGATAGGCAAACTCGAACGCTGAAGCAGCGTGTTGGAGACGAGAATCCGG